CTTTGGCCAGAGCTGGGTAGTGATGTAGCAGGATTTGCATATTTAGTGCCGAAACCAGAAGCCCAAGGATAAACACTAATGTATGGCGTTCCGAAATGTCCTAAAGCTATAGTATTACCGTCAGGACTAAAGGCTACACTTCGGCCATCATCGGGCGGTAATGTAGCAGGATCTGCATATTTAGTGCCGAAACCAGAAGCCCAAGGATAAACACTAATAAATGGTGATGCGTTACTTGCTACAGCAATATCTCCTGAATAAGGACCGGCAACAGATTTACTCCCCAATAATTTATTTGCAAGCATCACGCATCTCCAATTCGTGCACCATAAACCTGGCCGCTGACCTTCCAAAGAACCATGGCCGTATAACCACTTGTATTTAATGTGGGAGCAGATCCACCATCAGTCTTCCATACAACGCCGGCGCCACCAAATGTTGCATCGGTCCAGGTCAGGGTGTAAGCAGTACCGTCATCAACCATAAAAGTAATAGCTTCGCCATCAACAAAGTTTGTTGCTTTGGGAGTGCGGCTAGCACCAAGTGTAATTAATTGGATGCTGCCATTACTAGGATCAATTTCAAATGCAGCACCATCTGAGATGGTATAGATATCTTCTAATACTGTTCCAACAATGCCAGGGTTTGTCAGGGTAGATGCAGCGAATACACCATTGCTTCCGCTGATGGTACCCGTAAAAATTCCACTTGTACCACTGACAACAGTAAATACACCACTGGCACCACTAATTGTACCGCTCGAAGAAATGTTGGGGAAGTTTCCAGCGGCAAGGCCACTGACTGTAGTGCTGGCATCAAAACCACCAGAGGTATAAACAATGGTATCTAGCTTTAGTGTCCCGTAATTCATTTCTTTTGTTCCTTGTTATCCCCTTAGTTTAATTTAGGTTTTATTTAAAGGTTAATTATTAACTAGAGCGGATTGAAGGGTTTCGAGTTTGTTCATGGTAATCACTGTACGCAAACGACATTCACAGCGGAGGAGCTTCCAACTGGCGAGGCATCCGCATATTTTGTTCCTATCCCCGTAGAAGTGCTATAGGCAAATGCCATAATTGTGCCAGTACTATTAGCAACAAAAATGGTATTTCCGTCTGGGCTAAACGATGATTGACCGTTCTGGGCTCCAGTCACAGTGCTTGGAGATGATTGCAATGTGCCCCACCCAGTCGATACATCAAATAGTCTTGCGCCCATTCTTGGGTTTGCTCCATACGTGTAAGTAACAGCTGTACCATCTGGGTTTGATTTGGCACAGGCATACCCATAGCTTCCACCACTTGGAAACCCTGTACTAGAGTATTCCGTGCCCGCTCCAGTTGAAACTGAAAATGGATATGCTATGGGATTGGTATAAGCCGGAGAAAACAACACTGTTCCAGCTGGATTAAAGCTGCTCCAATACCCGTTAACAGAAATAGTTTTACCAATTACCGTGCCCACACCAGTAGTGTCACTCCAGTTGTAGACCCTAGTACCGATAACAACAGCTGACCCACTTGGGTGAAAACATGGCTCATAGCCACCATTTTGACCCACACCACTGGATATTGTTGCACCGAATCCAGTAGTGTTACTCCAGGCATACCCCCTGGGACCACCTGATATTTGGGAGGCTAATATAGCATTACCTGATGGACTAAAAGCAGCTGCATAGCACTGGGCTGTCATCCCAGTAGGATCTGAATACTTTGTGCCCCAACCAACGCCTGGGGTATAAGCATAGGCCTGCAGATAAGGAGCAGATCTGGTTGCAAGGGCTATTGCTTTACCTGATGGGTGTGCACAAACTGACCAAACTTGATTGCTTGTTAGAGGTGTGGATGGGTCTGCATAGCGTGTGCCAAATCCAACACCATCAATCCACGGCCAAGCATAGACGCCAGGTGAAACGGCATAGTTGCCGACTATGACATCAAAGCCACCAGCACCATCACCACTCGCAGACCTAAGACCATGTGGATGCCTCATGCCACGTCTCCTACGCTTGCGCCGTATACCTGGCTGCCAACTTTCCAGAACTGAATAACGCTATAGCCGCTGGTTGCAAGGGTGGGAGCACTACCACCTTTCCAGATCACACCAGCTGGTCCCCATGTGGTATCAGTCCAGGTCAGAGTGTAGTCAGCACCATCATCAACCATCAATGTGATGGATTCACCTACAGCAAAATTAGTTGCCTTTGGTGTACGGCTGGCACCAAGCGTAATCAGTTGAATACTGCCATTACCAGGATCTACTTCAAATGCAGCACCATCAGTAATTGTATAAACATCTTCCAGGATTGTTCCAACAATTGCAGGATCCGTTAGTGTTGAAGCGGCAAATACTCCACTGCTTCCGCTTACTGTTCCTGTAAAGATACCACTGGTACCACTGACAACTGTATAAATACCACTGGTACCACTGACGGTGCCACTTGCAGAAACATTATTAAAATTACCGCCCGCAATACCACTCATGGTGGCGCTGGCATCCAGGCCACCAGATGTATAAACAACAGTATCTAGTTTTACAATCCCGTAACTCATTTCTCTTGTGCTTTATTATCCCTTAGTTTAAGTCAGGGTGCACATCTGCAATCAGTTTGGTGTTGGCTCAGGCGGCCATTGTACATTCCAGGGGAAGTCAGCTTGCTGCGGAATCATTCGCAATGTTTCCCGATAAAGCGCCCACGCTGCTTTTCCATCTTGATCTAGGGGACTGTCAGATAACTGAGTCCAATCGCAAGCAGCAAGCTTTTGATTGCGTTCAGAACGCACGAAATTTGCTTGGTTATCAGTGCGCTCTGTAATCTCTTCTGGAGTAGCTGGTGTGCTGATCCATTCCTCTACCCACTGATCACCTTGCTTGATTGCAGTGCGACTTAGATCAACGGTGTGATCGTAATCAGGTTGAGGGGTTGGTTGGACCGGGTAAGCACCAAACTCTTTTGCTGTTTCATCGCTAATTGTAACGGTGAAGCTGGTATTGGGGTTATCACGCCTGAGGTCTGTGAGCGTATAAGGGTAACGCTTTAGGGTGCCATCAGGATTTAAGAGTGCATAAAACATCAAGCTTCCTCCATTTCTTTTAGTTGATCAACGATGACATCACGGATGATGATGGTCTTGAGCTGTTCAGTTTTGTGGGACTCAAGCATATCAATCAACTGATCTCGAAATTTCAAGATCTCAGGATTGTCAGTGTATTCTTCATTAATTTTAGCAACAGCACGCTCGTAGTTATCAATGTTGATTTGATAACCGAGGATTTCATTGTCCCGTGCTTCCACGGCGTCTTTGAGGGTTTCGAGTTTGTTCATTTTCCGTAAGTGACTCTTTGGGTTATTGTAGTAGGCTGTTTTTAATTATGCGGGACTGAATGCAAGTCCACGAGTAAACAACCCAGGCAGGGTCGCTGGATCAGCGTATTTAGTGCCAAAACCAGAGGGTGACCAAGTGTAGACACTGATATAAGGAGTCGAGCCATGCGCTACAGCAATATTTGCGCCATCAGGAGTAAATTCAACACTATATCCAGGGTTTGCAGGCAAAGTAGCTGGATTTGCATATTTAGTGCCAAAGCCAGAAGGGGACCAAGGATACACACTAATAAATGGAGACACGGTATGCCCTACAGCAATACTTGCGCCATCTGGACTGAACGCAACACTAAGACCAGTATTAGAAGGTAAAGTAGCTGGATTAGCGTATTTAGTGCCAAAACCAGAGGGTGACCAAGTATAAACACTGATAAATGGAGTTATGGCATGAGCTACAGCAATATCGTTTCCACTAGGAGTAAATTGAACAGAAAAGCAAAGAGTAAAACGAAATAAGCCACTAGAACGAAGCAAAAGCTCAATTCA